TCTTTTATTATTTTCATTGATTCTTTTTTGAGTGTTTCAATTTGACTTTGTGTTGTTGATAATATTTTAGATTCTACTATTGCTTCAAATAATTTAATTCCATTAACATAATCTTTTTCACATTTAACATATAAATCTACAATTAAACGTCTAGTTTTTACAATATTTTTCTGCAATAATGCGTCATTTAATTTTGGACTAATTCTTATAACTTTTTTCCCACTATAAGGATCAATAACATAAGTAAATAAATCATTAATAACAGATAATAACTTATATTGATTATCAGCTGCGTTTTGAATCATATTTTTAATATTTTCGGCATAATCTACCATTAATTTATCTTTTTTATTAAGTGTATACTTCATTTTTAAAGTCGGAGTTTCTGGTTGGCATCCTGGTTTTTTACTATAATCCCTTAATTTAATATCACTAAATTTAGTATACTCGGCGGGCATATTTTCGTTACCAGTAAAAGCGGTATAAAATAACCGTAAATCTTTTAAAAATTGACCTTTAGTAGATTTACTCATTCCAGTAAATGTTCCAGTAGAATAATCATAATTATCATCAAGATATAATCTCATAAGTTCTGTAATTCCAGGTTCATCTGCAACACTTTTTTCAAGACCATTTTTACTTACATTTATATCACAAATTCTAGGTTGAATAGATATATTTCCATTAACACTATCATATTCCTCACCTCTTTTAAGTGATCTAATTCTATTATCACAAATATTTAATTTATATAATTTTCTGTTTACTCCTTTAGGAATTTTGTCTTTTTGTAATAGTCCTGCTTTAACCGTTTGTCCAGTAGAATCTTTATATGTATAAATCGGGTTAATGGTCATAACAATGGCGGCGAAAGTATGAGCAATTTTAACATAAAATTTAGCAATTCCTATACATACTCTCTTCTTTCTAATACTTTTTTGTTTATCATTTGAAATATCTAAACTATCTAAATTATCTTTGTTAATAAAAATAACTTTTTCGTTATTAAGACTATTGACTTCAAGACCATTTTTAATTCTTTGTGCAAGATATGTTATTTCCATATCATTAAAATATCTCTCAATTATATCACTTGTGAGAACAACTAATTTATCACAATATGCTTTTTCGGCAAGTTTGCTTAAACTTTTGAAATCCATAGTTAAAATATAATGAGTTGCAATATAATCAACAACATCATAAAAACTATCATACTCTTTTTTAGAGTTATTTAAATTAGAAGGCGAATTTCCCATATATTATACTATTTAAAAAAATATATATAGAATAATATAAATAAAATTGAATTAAAAATATATTATCTATTTGAAGATAATAAAACAATGAGTAAAGACAAAAGTCAAAAAAGAAAATCAAATAATATAAATAAGACCGAATTATGGAATGTTTTTGATTCAGAAATAGAAAATCCTGATAAACAAAAGGTTCCTTTAGAATGTATTTATGGATCGGGAAATAGAGAAGTTTGTGAAAGATGTGAAAGCATTTTAGCATTTTCAGAAGAAGGATTTTTGACATGCACAAATAATAAATGTGGTATTATTTATAAAGATTTAATAGATTTAAGTGCCGAATGGAGATATTATGGTGCGGATGATAATCAAAACTCAGACCCTACACGTTGTGGTATGCCAATCAATCCATTATTAGAAGAGTCGTCTTATGGTTGTAAAGTTTTATGTAATGGTCCTATGTCTTATGAAATGAGAAAAATAAGACGATATACTGAGTGGATGTCAATGCCATATAAAGAAAAATCACGATATGATGAATTTCAAATTATAACAACTATGGCACAAAACGCAGGAATTCCTAAAATGATTATAGATAATGCTATAGTTTATCATAAAAAAATTTCAGAATATGAATTAACTTTTAGAGGCGATAATAGAGATGGAATTATTGCCGCTTCTATTTATATTGCTTGTAGAATTAACAATTATCCTAGAACAGCAAAAGAAATAGCAACTATATTTCATTTAGATGTAACAAGTGCTACAAAAGGATGTAAAAATGCTCTTGCTATTATTAATAATTTGGAAAAAGATATGGATAATAAAGAAAAAACAAATTTTGGCAAGACAAAACCCGAAGCATTTATTGAAAGATACTGCAGTAAACTAAATATTAATATTGAGTTAACTAAATTATGTCAATTTATTTCAATGAAAATTGAAAAAATGGATATAATGCCAGAAAATACTCCACCTTCAATTGCGGCAGGCGTTGTATATTTTGTATCTCAAATCTGTAAATTAAATATTAGTAAACGAGATGTAAAAAATGTTAGTGAAACAAGTGAAGTAACAATAAATAAATGTTTTAAAAAATTGGAAAGAATTATAAAAACTCAAAATATAATTCCAGCCGCAATTGTAAAAAAATATAATTTACAAGAATTATAAAATATATTATTTACTTTTGTTTAAACAATTTATATAAATCTTTTGTGGTGTTATAAAGTGTCTTTTTATTATGTTTTTTTATCTTTTGAAATACTTCAAAAAATTCCCTTTCAAGTTCTTCAAGTTCATCGTTTTCATTAACTTCTCCACAACATCTATTTTTTAGTTCTTCATAATGTTTTTTTAGTTCTTCATATTCAGTTTCATTTTGTTTTTCAATATTATTATTTTCATATAAAAACCCTGTTTTGCCGCATAAATTTTCATTATTTCTGCAGTGAACCGCCAAATTATTTACGAGTGAATCTTTGTTATTTACATTAATATAATCTCTAAACATTCTACACAAACCTAAATCAGGTGTTGTTTTATGTGGAATATAAAATTTACAAGAATAACAAGGAGGCTCAAACGAAAAAGCTAAACAAAAGTAAGATAGTAAAAGCAAATATGATAACATTATTAATAATAATAATAATGTTATATCTTTAAATATATTTTCTAGTATTTTTATTTCTAAGTTTTTTAGTTTTAAGTTTTCTACTTTTTCTAAGTTTTCTACTCTTTCTAAGTTTTCTACTTTTTCTAAGTTTTCTACTTTTTCTAAGTTTTCTACTTTTTCTAGAGGTGTACCTTCTTTTTTTTGTTTGAAATTTACCACCACGTTCCATATGTAGACCTTGTGGTTCATATATAAACGGTTCACGCATTTCCTGTGTGTCTGAGGGTTCATAGTTTTCTCTACATTTTCCTGCAAGACAAGATAAACCAGTATTTTTTAAAATTGGGTTTCTACTTCTTTCTATAGTTTTTAAGCCTGAAATTCCTTGAGAATAACAGCACTGCTTACAAGTATCTAACCCTTCACTAATTGGTCCGCCACATTTACTACAATCAATTCCGCAACATTCATCACATAATAATTCTTTAATTCCGTTAACGTCATTTTTTAAATATAATCTCTGAAAGTCTTCTATTTTTTCATTATCTGCTCTTCCTACAGCTGCACTAGGCATACTAATAAACAACCCTGTTTTCGCTGATGGAAAAATTGATGAAATAAAGCTAGCACAATTTAGTTGTTTTTCTTTGCCAACAATTGAACCTACAGTATTGCCAATTTTTGATGATGTAGTATTATATTTTGGTAATCTAGAACCAAAAAGATTATTAGTTATTAATTTTACATCACTATTATTATTAATCAAATTAATTTCACTTCTTATTTGTTCAATATAACTTAAATACTCTTCAATTTTTTCTATATGATATGGTTTTAAAATTCCTATATCAATAATGCGATTTCTAAAAGAAGGATCATCATAATTTATAAGATAATCAGGACTATATATACCACCATTTCCAGTATGGTAAGCAATAGCATCTAGTGCTGCCATAGTAGCAGGATTTTTATTTAGTGCATCTGTATTACTAAAACCGTAACCAAATGAATACGCTTTTTCGTTTATTTTTAATATAACCGCTGTATGAAAGCCTGAACCTATTTCTAAAACTATAAATATAGGAATTTGGTTTACACTTGGAGGGTTCCTATCACTATCATATAAATTTACAGCTTCTTTAATTTCACTTTTTATAGATACTGGATGTTGCCCGTTAAAATTTAAAGAATCTAAAACTAAGATAGTAGCATCATTATCTGGAGTCATTTGTTGCAAAATAGTTTCTTCAAAATATTTTGAATTAATTGTATCAGAGTCACATATACAATCCATAAATTTTTTTTTTACTTGTGGAGTATTTGTATTTAAAATATTATCTGATATATATTTAATATCACGTATAGTAAAAATAGATGGTAACGAATTTCCTTGGTGTATGCTAATTTGTGTCAAAAATTCAGCTATTCCACTTTTCATACTGCTTGCTTGTTGACGTGTTGGAACGAGAGGTAAACTAGCGGTATCTTGTAATAAATTTAGATAACCCTGTCTAGAATTACGACCATCATCATCAGAATAACGTTCATTTACATGTTCGAAAGGTTGTGCAGGTATTGCTGGACTTTTATTCATTATAGTTTTATATATTGAATAAATCCCTTCACTACGGTTACGATCTAGTGTTTGGTTTTTAACATTTGTTAACCAATTATTTAAGTCATTAAAAGTTGCTGTACGTGGATTATAATGAGCCCCCATATAACCATCTGGTTCAGGTTCGGGTTTATTATAAAATTGATAAAATTCACTAGCTAAACTAGAGTCTATGCCTAAGTTAACTGGTTGAAAATTAGTCATACGACCACGTGTTAACAAATTTGTTACTGTTTGGTTACTCATTGAATCTACGCCTTCATTATATCCTGGATTTACTACAGCTTGAGCACGTCTAGATGGAACACGAATTGGTGCACCTGGAAATGCTGGTTCTACTGGTCTTCCAGGACTTGTAGGAGTTTTACTTCTAGGCGTTCTTGGTCTTATTCCATAATTACCCAAATCCTCATTTGAAATAGGCTTAAACATATTATAATATATTGATATAAAATATTGAACTTTAAGAAATATTTTTGAAATACTAAATAGTTATAATTATAAAATTATAAAATTAAATTAAACTATAATGAGCGACGAAGTTAAAATTCCTAAACGTATTTTTATAGTTCCTTATAGAAACCGTATTCAACACAAGTTTTTTTTTAGCAAATATATGAGTTTTATATTAGAAGATTGTGATGATTATGAAATTATGTTCTCTCATCAATGCGACGCAAGAACATTTAATAGAGGTGCTGTAAAAAACATTGGTTTTATTGCTGTTAAAAATAAATATCCTGAACATTACAAAGATATAACCTTTATATTCAATGATGTAGATACAATTCCATTTTATAAAATATTTGATTATAATACTACACATGGTATTGTAAAACATTATTACGGATTTAAATATGCTTTAGGAGGTATAGTGGTAATGAAAGGTGCGGATTTTGAAAAGACAAATGGTTATCCTTGTTTTTGGGGTTGGGGCATGGAAGATAATGCATTACAAAAAAGATGTGACGCGATAGGATTAAAAGTAGATAGAAGTTTATTTTTCAATATTGGTAGCCCAGAAATACTTCAATTATTTGATGGAGTATCAAGAATTATTAGTAAAAAGGACCCCTGGAGAGGAGAACATGACAATGGTATAGAT